ACATGATAACCAACATTTCCAGAAGTATTATAAGCTTGATTTACATCTGGTCTATAAATTCCATCAGCTCTTACTCGAGCTAATTCTTTCCCAGTATTGTAATCCATAATGAAAACATACTCGTATTTATAGTTAGCGATGTGCCAACCAGCGACGTGCAAGTTTGCGTTTTCGATTTCTCCGAACTGATCAATGTGGGCGTAATTTGTTCCATCTGTCAGCGTAGGATTTGCTGCACCTGCTCTAGTTGGATCAATGACTGGTTTATCATCTGAAGTAGTTGGATTATCATCCGTAAAACCATGAGCCAAATCATAAGCAAGCTTTTCTTTGCTAACACCCATTTGCGATAAGTAACCATATGGATCGGTGTGATTCCCCCAAACATAATTTGTTACCCACAAATGAGAAATGATTCCTTTTGTAAATAAAGAAGTTCCTTGATCAAGAGTCGATGGAATTCCATATTTTTTTGCACTATCTCTTGTATATTCAATGTAAGCTCGATAGTTTTTCTCAAACAATGCTTTATCATATGTGCGCTGTAATTCAATCTGTACAGGCGCATAAGGGTTGGCGTTACCAGCACCCCACGAAACATATCCTTGCTCACCCACACGGTAAACAATCCCACCGTCACCAATAACATCTGTAGTATAAGGATTACTTCCGTTATAATTATTTTTCATGTTGGCAGCTACGTTTCTTGCAGGTGCATCTATCCCAGTTTCATGTAAAATAATTTTGTTTGGGATTGCTAATCTTGAATCCCCTTGATTTGGAGCTAGATTATATTCATCGTTAATAGTATAGGCAAATCCATTAATTGGCAATAAAAAAAGAGCCGTTAACAGGCTCAATGATAAAATGATTTTCTTTTTCATTTGTTTCCTCCTATTTTTTCAAATTATAAGCCGACACACCAGTGATAACGCCTAAAAATGTTGCTGCTGCATTGATAGTGAGTACTGTCATATCTGTTCCATTCCATCCATATGCTTTCCCTAACGTCGCTACTAATACAGATGTAGCCGGTAAAACTGTTAAAACTGTCCATTTAATGACTTGATAATACTTATCGGGTAAAATCATTTCTTCTTAACTCCTTTCTTTTTTACCGAGATCTTTCTCTAAATAAAGTTTTAATTTGTTGTGTGTGTTCTACCAATTTTTCTGCATGTGTATCTAATCTTTCATCATGTTTCTTTAGTTCTTCATGAATCATCAATCGATCTGATTTGCTCGATTCTAAATCTTTTGTTAATAGTTCCAAGTTGTAACTCACTTGTGATAGTGTTTTCGTAATTTTTGTAAATGATGCAACAATCGGTCTAATTACTAATAAAATCAAAGAAACGATAGCGGTTATTGATCCTGCTATCGCTCCCCATTCTCCTAAATTAATCATGTGACAACTCCTTGAATCAAAATAAAAAGCACATCAATTAAGATGCGCTCTCTTCTTTGCTAATGATTTTATCTGCTTCTTCGTCTGTAATGCATAGTGGAACGAATAGTCGAACTTGATCGTCAGTAAAACAGCCCCAATCATACATCATTTTCACATTGCTAAAACTAAACATACTACTCGCCTCCCTTTGAAGCTGGATTTAGTTGCTCTTTAATTTCTGAAATGTCTTTGCTATTTTGTAACGAAGCAAGCATCATTTTTGAATTGATTTGTGCTAAACTATCCGCTTTTTCTTTCAATGCAGTATTTTCCTGTTTAATTGCTACATCGTTTAGCATGAGTTTGGCATTGATCTGTTTTAGATTGTCGTTTTCATGTTCCAGAGCCTCGTACATCGCTTTGAGATTGTTTAAATCGTTGTGATCTAGTGCGTTCGCTAAAACAATCCATTGGTTCAGTTTAGGATCAAACATCTGATCAGCAATCGTTAGCGGTTCTCCATCTGAACGAATTCCTTCAAGCGGCGGCTGATCCGTGTAAGGAACGGATACAAGCATGTCGTCCAATACTTTTCCTGCATACTCTCCGCCAGTACGTCCATATTTCCAAATGTTTTTCATTTATTTCCCTCCTACTTTGTTTCTGGATAACTATCGGCTGTTCGCCATTCTCCTGAAATATAATGATTTCCTACTCGATTAGTTGCAAATTTAACTACTTGTTTACCAGTTGAATCAGTGATTACCAAAGCGCTGATTTCTCCTTGTGGCGTAGTCCACTGTACAACCGACAACGGAACCCCTACAATTGTCCATCCAATAGGAAACTGAAATCCTAAAGGAATTTCTAGTAGATTCACATGTGAAGCTACGGCTGTTGTCGAGTTTGTTTTTACTCGTGCGTGAAAGAATACCCTATCACCAATACGTTCGAATTCGTATGAAAATTCATCAAATGCGCTTTGCTTATCTGATTGAATAGTAGTCAAACCAGATCCACTCTGTAACACACTACCTAAGTTTTTAACTGTTGCCACATCTACTCCGTCGATCTGGGCCCCATCTTTGAAATTTTTTAGTCCTAGAGCTGTTTGTGGATCAGTAAGGTTTAAAGTATTAGTTAAAGCTTTTTCAGCATATTCAGGCGTGACATCCCAACTATAATTATTGGGATTGTTGCTGTCTTTCAATCCTTCACCGAAGTATTTAAACTGACTAATATTCGGGGTTCGGGTGTTTCCTTTTTCAATCTTTAGCCAGTCGATTTGAACAGCGCCTAGTGATGTATTTGGATATTGATAGACTTGCAATATATTAGTAGTACCTGCATCAATTGCACCTTGACTTACAGTGAATGTAATTTTCCACTCATCTACTTTACCCTCCACTGGCATCATTGTTCCAACTAATTGAGTTCCGCTCCTGATAAATACTCTAAAACTTTGAATAGCAGGTTTAGTTGCCTTCATCGTAAGCGTATATGTTTGACCAGCTTCATAATTTTCTATGTTTAGTTTATTGTAAAGTAGGTAGTCAGATGTACTTATTGGAAACACAGCAGTAGGATCAGCAATGTTCTCACCCAAAGCCACCTTACTCAAATAATACGGTGCATCGATTAAATTTGGTTGATATGGTGTGGCTGTGTCACTTGTTGAGTTCACTTTCTCAATCTTAATATCGTAACCAATGTAGATTTTGCCGTTGCCTTCCATAGGCTGCCAAAGTTGTAAGTAAGTTGTATCAAATTTAAGATTACCTGGTACAGTGAACACTTTTGTCACGTTTTGCCATGTCCCTACATTTTCACGTGGCGGATTTATTGTTCCTAAAGCAGTTCCATCTCTAGTTTTTAATACAAAAGACGTTCTGAAATCGTCAAAATCTGCGTTTATCATAATTGGGACTGTCATAATATACGTATTATTAGGAAGCAACGCTGAACAATTTGGTACATATATATTTCTACTTGTATTGACCGCTGAAGGATCGCTACCGTCTAGTTCTAAATATGTTTCGTGATCTTTGAAACAAGCTAATGGTTTTGTCATTGTTATTCCATTACCACTAAACTTGCTAAAATCTAGGTTAGGTGCTAAGTTAGGTCTTCCCGAATAATCATAGTCCCCGAAGTCGATGCTGTTACTGTACATCTTTTTCAGCTTGCCGAGGTCGCCGATTTGCTGATTCGTTTGATCAATACGATCATTTGCCTTATCAATATTAGTATTGAGAGTTGCGACATCTTGATTGGCTTTCGTGATTTTATCGTTTGTGTCTTTTACTTTCGCATCAATCTGCGTTTCGGATTCCGCAATTTTCTGTTCAATCTCTTGCTTCCCATCAGCTAGAATTTTTTCGATTTTATCAATGGTCTGACTGAAACCATTGAAATAATAATCTTCCAATTCTGGCGTACTATCATCAATTGGACTGCGTTTGATAGAAAAAGTAAAACGACCAGCTGTATCTAGTGATCGATCATTGGGAAAATCAATATAAACACTACCCTCGACTATTCCAACATAGCCTAAAATATTATCTTCCAGCACAATGGACACAATACCATTTACACGATCTTCAATGGTGGCGAGATAGTCATGTTTCCCATACCCGTCTTCTGCTGTTGCAGAACGGAACATCAGACGAATTGGAACGGTTGTTCCTTCTGGCAGACTTTGAGGAATGCCGTTTTTCCGAACTAATTTCATTCGAAGCTTGGCTGTTCCCCGATCATGTGACCAAAAGACAACATCTGTCATGTTTGGACTAGTGGCTTCTGCTTGAATCACGATAATCGATTCATTCATTTTAAACATCTATATCCTCCTTTCTTAAATAATTGGTATTGGGTCATTCGTTACCCATGTACCTGAAATATAAGATGATCCATTTCCTGAGTATGCGACTACGCGACTAGCTTGTGTTAAGCCTGCCCTTGCGCCAGCAGGTTGGGTTTCATTGCGATATAAAGCCAGCGGATGGTAAGCAGGATAACTTTGATCACGTTGAAATCCAGCGGGAACCAAAATAACATTTCTTGTGTTAGAAGCATCGGAAGGATAATTATTGCATTCATACTTGATTGCTATTGTGACTGTGTCTCCTTCACGTTTAATAGTACCGTTAACGTTTGTAATATTGTCACGATCGCTAATATCATCGTTAGTGATTTGGCGAATGATTTTACCTGTAACGACATTCCCTTGATTTCTTACTTCAGCAATTCTATTCGCTTTTACCTTAGAACCAACAACTTTGATTCTAGCAGTTCCGTTATCCGCAATTATCCCATAGTCATTTCCAGTTCCTTGATCACTTGGATCAATGTTAATGTCAGCTAAATTTCTAGCTTCTGCAATACAGTTTTGATTTAGGTAGTAATTATTGTTTGTAGCAATTTTTGAACCTCCTGTGGCAAATAAACAACGATTTGATTTCCCATAAGTAGTTTCAGCAAAACGACAATTCCAGACAGCTAAATAACTAGACTGTTCAGAATAAATTGCACACTTTAATTGTCCTGAAATATTCGCCTGATCTACAAACTCGATTCCATTAACTTGTTGGTAACCTAAAGAGCTAATAAATGAAATGGAGCGAACTTTAACACTTAAGTCAGACGTTACATCCGTTACACTTTGGCGACTGCGCAAAGTAATGCTAACTGCTTTGAGATTGCGAATCGCGACATCTTCAAGGTATACTCCATCGCCAATCCAAATAGTTACTCGTGAACTAGTTAATAACGGTATTTGATTTACAGCAGCTTGAATTGTAAGAAATGGATTTTTTTCTGTACCATCCCCACTTTGATCACTTCCTGTTTTAGCAACATATAAATCGAGCGTTTCGCCGTATGCTCCCATAAGAGTTCCAACAGAAACATTTAGTTGATTTAGCTGACCTTGTTGATTATCTTGTCTTGTCTTTAATTCTGTATAATTCAAATTGAAAAGGTTATCCAATGCTAATAATCTCGAATAAAGTGTTGGATAAATCGTACCTTCAGCATTTATTCGAGCATCCACTACTTCGTTTGGTGAATCCCCGCCCGAGTTGATTACGAGATTATCAATACGACTGTTCGTTGATTTGTGCTGCTCGTCTAAATTTTTTTCCAAATTTTCTAAGTAGTCCACATTGTCATTGAATGTTTCTTTCCACTCGTTGGAAATTCGGTTATTCTTCAATTTTTCTAATTCCAACTAAATCACTCCTTTTTTCGTTAGATTAGCGAGAATTGCAGTCATTGTTTTCTTTGTGTTGCTCAATGTGATTTCTGGCGCTTTATTAGGGATAGCTGGATGATTAGTAATTCCCACAACTTGAATGTAGGTACTTATATTCAAAGGTTCATAAACAAAAAGGACCTTATCCCCTTTGTTAAGAGATACGGCCCATTTTAGTGTTACGGATCCTGAAACATCTGGATAGTCGTGTAACTGCTGTTTTAGATATTCAATCATATTATTTTGAATAGTGTAACGTTCGTCTTCTATTGGGTCTTGTATCCTGATTCCCCATTTCTGTGATTCGGGACTAGTATAAGTAACTGGATTAAAATAATATGAGTCATCTTCTTTTTTCTTACCAAATCCTTTAATTTGTGTTTTCAAAGCATAAGTATCAATATCAAACGACACTTCATCCGTATTATATTTATATCGGATTTGTTGTTCGGTTATATTTCCATATTCTGAAATGGGATAAAATACTAAGTGCTTATTGTTTGGTATCACAACGGCACCGTAATCTTCCAAAATTTCATTAATAAGATTTAAATAATTATCATTTCCAAAGTTCTCCTGTTCCTTTTTTAAAAATACATTGTTGGGATCTACAACTTCCCAACTAAATCCTCGGTTTCCAGCTTTAAAAATATGAGTCAAAAGATCATTGATTGATTTTGTTCCAGATATAGTGTCATATTGCCATCCATCTTGAATAGTGTAATAAACATGAGTTGCTACTACATCTTTATAGATTTGGCTACCAGAAGCATATGGTCTCATCTGCTTGATTGAATACTGCTGACCATCAAAAACAACATAGTTTTCATAGTCAATTAAACCAAAAGTTATCTGATTCCTTTTTGTCTCTGGTACAGTCACAGATAACTCCCACGTTTCATTTTGTTGCCACGAGACAGAAAAAGAATCCTTATCGTAGTTAATAAGGATTTCCTCTTTTGTTTCTTCATAATTGCGTATTAATATGTTTTTCAAAGTATCACCTACTTATACAAGAAACGGAAATCCCAAGAAGATTTCACTCTAGTAATATTTTGAATTTCGATTTCATTGACCCCTTCAGCTAAAGTGATTAGTCCATGGTTTGTATCAATACCACAGCTTACACCATTCAATTTTGGGTATACACCATCCAAAACTAACGTCTGCCCTAAATTAGTTGAGAGAGAAGGATAATAAATGAAACGATCGCCTGTGGTCTTATTGAAAATAGTCACATTTCCTTCTGATTCTCCTTCGAGGGTAATACGTAAATCTGACTCTCTCGGATCAATTTCAAAACTGCCAGCATTAAAAATCTTAAAGAAACTAGTATTGTGTGTATAACTAAAATCTTCAGAAACTAGACCTTGAGAAAACTGCCAATCCTCATCCAAACTGAAATCAGATAAAGTCGTTGCCATCGATTCAGAATATCCTTTATAGGCGGAAAATGATACAACACAATTTCCTTTAAAATATGCCTTTTTGGTTATAGTCATACTCTCAACGATCACTGGAAATCTTTTACCAGGTTCTTTCGTATAGATAAAGTAGTATTCAGCTTCTTTATTAAATAGTTCTCTCAATTCTGTTTCAGTCAAAATAAGATCATTTAGATTGTCTGCAAAATAATCAAATTCAAAAGTAATAGGAAAAGAATCAAATGAGTGTGTCAGAAGCTTTTTTCCTACTGAACCTGCATAAGAAGAAAATTCATTTTTAGGTACTGGCATTCCAATTTTTATATCAATGATTTTTATTCGGTAATTTGCTAGTAAGTCAAATTTACCTGTACTAAATTGGAGAAATACTGATGTTTTATCATCCATTGAAATTCTTTCCTCTCATATATAGTTTTCTTGCTAATGATGAACCAGTATATTCATCTACACTTTTGCTGACTTTCTTACCGTCTAGAATACTTTCGACACGCACTGGTCTTTCATTTAACGCTTGAACGATTGTTTCAATATCTTTTTTACTCATCGTTTTGTGCTCATTTCCGCCACTTGGATGTTGATTTGAATAAACTGCTTGATTTGTTTGTACGGCTGGTTTGTATCTCTCTCTTGCAACAATCGCTTTTTGAATCAGCATATCTGCACTTGGTTTTGCAGGATTGATGTTGATTTCATATGGATAAGCAGGGTCTTCACCAAACATAGCTAACTCTGGTCCAAATACTTCTCCCCCATTTGAGTAACCATGACCATGACCAATGACTGCGAGCATATCAGGACCATATCTTTTCAGTGCATATCTAATACCAGCAAGCATGCTATCAAAACCATTAAAAATATTTCCGTGGCTAGGAAACGCATTTGCTAAAAATGTTCCTTTCTTAGCTTGTATTAGTCCCATTGCTGGACCAGAGCCATCACCATCTGGGTCTATTCCAGGCTGAACAGCACGCTCATTGCCTCCTGATTCAGTTTCGATTTGCCTTAACCAAGCATTGACATACGAAGCAGTGGTTGGTAATCCATTCATTCGCAAGGCTTCTTTTAATTGGCTAGTCCACCTTGCAACGCCAGAACCTGTAGGCGAACCTTTTCCGCCACCTTCGCCTGCTTTATAAATATCACCAGAGCCAAGCTTACCTGTAATATGCAAATGGTCGTAGTGATCGTTATCTGGCCATGTCTCCCAATTTCCTGTAGCAGGTTGCCCTGATTGACCTGTCCTATCTCGAACTTTACCTTGAGTAATAACATAGCCAACCTTATCAGCAAAATGTTCAAACACCCAGTTCGCAGGATCGAAATACTTACTTGAACCATTCATTCCAGCAGGATAAGCAATATCAATCGCTTGGTGTTTTCCGTGGTAATAAGGGTCTCCTGGTCGATAACCCGAAGTGATACCACTCATGCCAAATTTACTTACTGTTTGATTTGCAATATCTACTAAATATTTATAGACATTGTCAGCCATCGCCCCGTCAAAACTTCCACCAATAGAACCAAAACTTGCTATTTTATCTTTGATCCAATCCATAACGCCATTTGTTACTTTCTTGACACCGCCTGTAGCAATATCAAATACTGGATGAGTAGCATCAAAATTCACATGTTCTGAAATAGCTTTTTTGACAAACTCCACTGGATGTTGAACTGCATCTAAAATATCAGAACCAATGTCTTTTATTCCGTTCCATGCAGACTTGAAGAAATCACCTAGATTACTTACGTTACCTTTTGCGTACATTGGAATACCAAAAGCTTCAGCAAACGATTTTGTTTGGCTATGATTCAATACTTGAGTACCAGCTTCTGCATGCATCAAAACATTTTTCCCTTTTGGAATTTCCATTCTTCCATCAGGATGTCGGACTAGTTCTTCTCCTTCGCCATCGTTAACAAGCATCAATCCACCTTGGTGAATACCACCTGTAGCAAATTTTGCAACATCCTTAGGTTTCCATTCGTCAATTCGAACTGAATCTGGTGCATCAACTTTTTCTAAAACCCAATTGATACCACCAATTACACCATTCACACCTTTTTTCAAAATATCTATCATGTATTGTGCTGCGGCTTTAACACCATCACCGATTGCTTCTTTTCCATCTCTAAAAGCATCACCAATTCGACCAGGAACTTTTTTAACATAATCAACGATTTCATCGAATTTTTCTTTGGTTTTGTCCTTTAGATCATTCCAATATTTTGATACACCAGAGTAAATCTCTCCAACTTTTTTTACTACCTTTTCATAGGCATCCTCTATCGGTTCAATTGTATAGCGTTTAATTGTATTCCACGCACTCTTAGTTACTGATTGGATACGTTCAAATATTTCCGCTATTTTTTCTTTTAATCTACTGATAGTCTTAGATACGTTTTCTTTAGCATCATCAACCGGTTTCTCCATCGAGGATTTTATTTCTCTCCATTTGTGCTTTGTAATATTGACTAAATCAACAAAGAAATCGACCACTTTATCTACTAAGTTACTAATTGTTTTAACGACTTTTTTTCGAACTGAATCCACAGGCTCAATAACATATTCAGTAAATAATTCCATTGATTTTTTTACTGATTTTGATAAAGAATTAAAGATTTTTTTTATTGTTGAAGAGATTTTATCGACAACCTTCCCAACTGCTTTCCCTGCTTTTTCAAGTTTATCTTCTATCCATTCAGCAACTTCATCGAAACCTTTTTTTATTTTTCTACCTAATAACCGTATTGGCCCATAGATAAGCCAAAAAATTACCTCTGTAGCTTTCCCAAGTTTCTTACCCGCTTTTTCAAGAGCTTTTTCTATTTTGCCCATCCATTTTGAAAAAGTTTTAGCTATTTTATCAATCAAATCTGTAATTGCATCGTATGGTGGATCAAGAACTTTCTTTTTAAAATCTTTCAATCCATCTTTAATAGTATCAAGTAGATCATCTACCCACTTTTTAAACTTCTTATTGTGTTTGTACAATAGAGCAACTACACCAGCAATTGGATTTAGAATGAATGTTAATACTTCTTTCCAATCCTCTTTAAAAAAATCAATAACGGAGTTAAAAACTTTCTTGATGCTTTTTTTGATACTAGTCACTTTATCCGTAACTGAATCCTTAAATTCAACAAATCCTTCTGTAACATTTTTAAAAAATGATTTGATTTTCTTTAATGATACCTCTACAAAGTTTTTTACTGCATCGACAATCCCATCTATAAACTCACGAAATGGCTTGCTTGTCTTATATGCTTTATAAAACGCAAATCCAATTCCTGCAATTGCTGCAGGTATAAGAAAAATTGGACTAGAAAGTAATGCGGTTCCGCCGAATATATCAAGCAGTTTCCCAAAAGCCGAGACCACACCAACGATTTTTTTAGCAATAAATAAAGTAGCTAATGCTTTACCTAGAAGTGCTATTCCCTTTTCATGTTTTGACAAAGCACTTAAGACATCATCAAATCGTTGTAGGGGGTCTTTCGTTTTGCCAGTTTCTTTTGAAAGTAAACTAAAATTACCAGTGAGTTTTTTTATAATATCAAGAACCGCATCCCATGCAGCACCGAAAAATATTTTAGAAATCTTTTTCAAATTATCAAAGATACTCGATAATTTATCCTGATTATCGTTTAAATAATCTATGCCTTTCAAAATAGAATCAAATAGTTTAGTAGTATTGTCTGATATGAAGCTGATAATATCTGTAAGCTTATCTTTACCGATGCCATCAACGATCTCATTCATTTTAGTAACGATATTCGCTTGGAGGTTACCCATTGCGCCCTCAAAAGTCTTAGTAGACTTTGCAGCTTCTTCAGCTACATCAGTCATACCTAAGTCAACAATCGCTTTACTAAATTCTTCAGCTGATATTTGACCTTCTTCCATCGCGTCACGAAAGTTTCCAGTGAAAGCACCGTTGTTTTTCATCGCTTCTTGCATTTTACCTGATGCACCGGGAATGGCATCAGCCATTTGATTCCAGTTTTCTGTAGTTAGTTTCCCTGCACCAGCCGTTTGGGTAAGCATCATTGCTACTGATTTAAATGTTTCAGCATTACCACCTGCTACAGCGTTTAAGTTCCCTGCTGCTTCTGTTAACTCTTGATAATTCCCAATACCATTTGCTGCTAGTTGTGCTGTAGTATTCGAGATATCGGACAATTCATATACTGTGTCATCTGCATATTTTTTTACAAATTTAGCAGCTTCTTTTGTTTCTTTTTCTGTAAAGCCAGCAAACTGCATCGTAGATTTGAATTTATCCATTGCGTCAGATGATTGAGTAGTTTCACCGATTAAATCTGAAAAACTACCTGTTAAAATCTGCAGTGCTTGTGAAGAAGCACCAGCAATCGCACCAATAGATAGTTTATCTTTCAAGCTGATAAACTTAGATTCGGTTTTTTCAGCAGTATCACCGAGGTCTTTTGTTTCTGTTTTTGCTTGTGAAGCATCTGCGTTAAGTATTGTTTCTTTCCTGTTAGGTATCTTGCTTATACCCTCTTTTGTAGCTTTTATTTTCAGTGATGCTCCGTCATTATCCGCCTTCAGTTCAGTTATTTTGCTTTTCGGTATGCCTTTTAAAAAAGCCTTTGTCTCTTTGACATCTTTTTCAGCATCCGAATTATCAGCCTTGATTGTGAACTTAACTGGTTTATCAAAAGTTTGATCGACATCTTTTTTTGTTGATTTGGCAATTGTTGTAACTTTTGCTGTCTCGGCTTTAAATGAATCATCAATTTTTGATCCTGTATTCATTCCCAATTTTGTTAATACGTCATCAACAAAACTAACGTCTGTTTTAAATTTAGATAAATTCGACAGCATCACATCAATATTTATTGTTGCATCTGCGCTCAAACACTCACCTCCTTATGATTTGGCTTGTGCTGCTAACATAGAAAACATATCGCCTAGTTGATCATCAAGACTGTTAACTGTTTTTTCAGAATCAAGAGCATAATAATTTTTCAGTTCTAATAAGCTATTTAGTTCTTCGCCTTCTAAACCAGCTATGCTTCTTGACCGAATCGCTAGTATCCGCTGAAATTGAGTGTCTTCGCTTAAACCAGACATCAACGCTTTGAAAGTTAGATAATGCATTGAACCTTGCTCATTTAACAAATCGATTTTGTAATCTGCCATAAACGAAGAATAAATAGCTCCAGCGTCTTGAGAATACGAATAATTCATATTTGAATCCTGACCAGTCGGTTCTCCTTCACTTCCAATGCTTCCATATGGATTCGATTGAATATAGTCAACTATGTCGTTAATAGCTTGTTGCATTTCTTCAAAAGTGAATGTATCTTCTGCTTTTTTTGAATCGATATAAAACAATTTGAACCCAAGAATTATTTTTTCTATAGACTCCAAATTTTTATCGTCAATTAGTTCATAGAATCGAATAACAGTGTCAAAAGACAAATCAATTTGATACTCATTACCTGAAATAATCACTGTTGTTTCTGGTTTTCTCGTTAGATCAAACATCTAATCACTTCTTACGATTATTTTTGTAATGTTTTTTTGCTGTTTTACTACGTTCAGAAACAACTTCCCCCAACTCTTTTTCAAGCAATCCAATAATTGTGAAAAGGGCTTTTGTACTTTTGTTGTAAAAATTATAAACGCGATTACCTTCACCACTCCCAAGAATCACATCTAGAGTAGTTACAGCTTTATCTTTTAATTCATCCATTTCAGATTGAGTAAATTCTTTGAATTCTTTAGCTCCATTATCATCTTCATCCATTTTTTCAAGTTTTGAAGTCATATTTTTTAATTGATCTGGAATATCAATAGTCGTTAAATCGGTTAAAGTTTTGTCAATTTCATCTGAAATTTGAACTTCATATACTTTCCCTGCGATTTTCATAGATTTTGTTAGCGATAATTTAGCATCTAAGTCGATAATATTGTTAATAGCCATTCGTTTTCCTCCTAATAACCAGAGGCTTCATAGCCTCTAGTTATACATTCTCAATCTTTTTTTATGCAGCTGTAACGGTTACTGTGCATTTAGCAGTCTTGCTACCATCTTTAGTAGTCACTGTGATATCTGCAGTTCCAGCTTTAACTCCTGAAACTTTCCCTGTTGAATCAACACCTGCAATAGTTGCATCGCTTGATTTCCATGTCACTGTTTTATCTGTTGCGTCTGCCGGTAAAACGGTAGCTGTTAAGGTTTCGTTTGCCCCAACCACAAGTGAAGTCGTCGTTTTATTCAATGCTACACTGGTAGGGCTAATTACTCCCCCGCTGCTACCGATTTTGGCTTGCCGTTGAATGTCATTGTGAAGCTGAACGTTTGTTTAGCATTAGCTGCACCACCGAAAGGTACAATAGCAGTCAATGTAACAACAGCTTGAACCTTATTCCCTTTGGCATCAGTCCATTGTGCTAACGTGCGTAATTCATCTCCGATTGACAAGAATTTAGACGCTACATAATCTTGAGCTGGATCTCCAAATACACGGTGTCCCGCAACTTGGAACGTGATATTTTTACCAGTTACAGTGGAATCAGCGAATCCTTCTCCATCGTAGTAATGGGATGCATCTGTAGTGTCCGCTGCAGCTGGAGTAATAGTTGTGATCCCTGCTGCTAATGGTGCGAATTTAGCCGATGCGATTTGATCTAAATCTGTACTTCCTGAAGTATCGATTTCCAATTTGTTTTTAAAGTTTAGTAAAAATTCTTTACTATTTTCTGCCATTTAAATTTCCTCCTAATTTTTGAATTGATGAATGGTGATTTTGATACCTAATAAATAAGTTGAGTTCCCTTGAGTGTCCTGTTCGCTTACAAAAGGTGTCTCGCTTATTTCGATACCTAAAAAGACGAAACTCCCATCCTCTGATGCTAGAGTTGAAAGCTCGTCTAAATGATTTGATATAAGCCATAATGTTTTGTTGGCTTTTTCTTGATCTTTTGTATTAAATCCTACTTCGTAAAGCATTTCACGCTCTTTCGTACCGTCAAAGTATTCTTCTACTGTTCGGCTACCAGGCATAGAATAAACGCAAAGTGTATCTTCACCGTTTAGAAATCCCATCGAGCATGGCATTGGAAGGCGTGGAATAGAATCTATTGAATCGGATAATCGTTCCCACAAATCCATTACAAGTTCCCTCCTTTGATAAATGCCTTACGCCAAGCGTCCATGTGATTCGCTTTTGCTCTAAGATCCCAACGACGGCTGGTACCTGGAGTCGTATAGTTTCTGACTCTGCTGCCGTTAACAAACCCTCTAAATTGAGCTCGTGCATAAGGAGCAGCATAAGTTATTCGGTTTTTGTTAACGAAAGATTTGTCCCTTAAATTTCCTTGGCGTTTAGGCACATATAGATTCATATCCATGTGCATTTGAGATGTCATATAATACAGTGCTGAATTGATGTTCATCACTGACAACTTACGATCGACGCCATTTTTTTCAACCTTAACATGGAGCATTACAGCACCTCCAACTCATACGAGTAGACTTCGTTACTGTATGGATTACGGTTATCTACGATCGTCGTGATAGTGTAAGTCTCACCTTCAAAGTCAATCTTTGACCCAACATGATTTTTATTAATCACTGGCATCGGATCAGATACTCCAGCAAACAAAAAAGCGATAGCGTTGGCTACCACTTGCCGATTATTATTACTACCGCTGTACACTGTTTGAGGTTGGAAAATCATATGATTAATCGTGATTGGGTCTGAAAAGATAGGCTTTTGCCATTTGTCATGTCCATCAATTAACCGTAATGTAATTGACTGGTTGCAATATTGCTTTGGCATTAATGGAATCATCGATAGTCAACTCCCTTGTAAAGAAGTCCTGTATAGATCAATTCGTTATAAGCCTCTGTTGCAACCATCGTTCTGCCAACTGTTGCTGCATTCGTGCTTCCAGATTCAATACGCATACGACCAACGCTGACACTTGAAGGGGAAGCATTTAGTAAGTCTGATAACGAAGTAACTCCAACTGACTTCAAATATTCAATTTGGACAGCCATTGCGATTTTGAACTTATCCACTCGATATTTGAACGTGTCATCAGCTAAAGAATGTCTCATGTAAAAATCGCCTGTCACTCGATTAAGCTGACGTGCAGCACATTTTTCTAAGTCATCAAACTCCGAAACTGATACTTTGTTGAATCCTGATTTTAAATATTCATCGTGCGTAAGATAGCTCATAACTGCCTCCTTTCAATTAAAAAGGATAGTTTAGTAGCTATCCTTCGCTTGCTGCGGTTACCGTGACTTCACACGTAGCAGTTTTATCATTCGAAGTTGTTGCTGTAATTGTAGCAGTTCCCGCTTTCACAGCAGTCACTTTTCCTTGAACTGGCGTTACTGTTGCGATCGTTTCATCGCTAGAAGTAAATTGAACCGATTTATTTGTAGCGTCTGCTGGTGCTACGGTAGCAGATAATGTTTCTGTTGCTCCCACCGCTAGCGTAGCTGTTGTTTTATTCAAAGTTACGCCGGATGGGTCTACGCTTTTGGGGCTAAAGAGACAGATACGCCTTCTTTTTGTTGCTCTTTAATAAAGCAGTCATGATACAAACGATTTTGATACAAGTAGCCATCACCTTGTGAATGTTCGCCTGGTGCAAACAAGAAGACGGTGTTTTCTTTAACCACGGGGATAACAGCTTGTTTAGCAACTACTAAGATATTGATGTCTTGTGCATCAGCGGCAGCAGCGTAGCCATCAGTGAAATCGAACTTAGTTTTGAAACGAGTATCGTCCCAAACTTCGACCAATAACACACCATCAAGAGAAGTTACCCGAGATTCTAGTGCCGTTTGCCCAACATTTTGATTAGTGATATTACGAGTAAATTCTGAAGAACGTTCTAATGCATCCATTACGGTTGTTGATACAAACGCTACTAGGTTTTGTGGGCCAAATTTACGAGCTGGTAAAATTGCAGCTTTAATGGCTGTATAAGCATTCTTTTCAGTAATTGTTTCTTCTTTAGTATTTCCTGCTCCTAAAGCTAAAGTAGAAAAACGATACGCATCAATTTCAGGTTGCACGTGTTCTGTAATAAATACATTTGAGATGTTAGCTACTGCCAAATCTTGATTTGTTTCATCAACATCTTGTTTATCGATGTAAAACTCAACGTCACGGTCTTGACCCATTGTGTACACTTTTTTGTCGTTTCCATAGGTACCGCTGTTAAATCCTTTGTTACGCGTGTGATCTTTCAAACCTGATGTTGAAATAGTAGTAAGGGTGAATGATTTCCCACCGTTTACTAATTCTACTTGTGGAACACCTAAGATAGTAGTTAACAGCCCTTGGGTGATTTTTTGATCGAAAATTCCATTGTCTTTTGTGATGTAATTAATTGCCATATTTTATTCCCTCCAATTTAATTTTTGTTTGGCATGATTCCTAATGCTTTAGCAAAAGCATCTTCTTCAACGTTTTGCGCAGAACTAGCATTCCCAGAAAAGGTAGCCTTCTTACCATCGGGATTAGGTGGAACCTGTTCAGATTGGCCAAATAAATAACCGTCGCTTTCTTTAAGCTCGGCCAGTTGGTCATCTAATCCTTTTAATCCCTCGTCTGTCAGTTCCAATGATTCGCTGTCTAGCAAGGCTTTAGCAGCCTTAATGTTTTTAGCCCCGGCTTGTGTTAGAGCTAAGTCAATCGCTGATGATTTTTTAAGATCAGCAATTTGTTGTTCAGAACTCGTCTTGATTTCATCAAACCTAGATTGTAAATCCTCTAACTGCTTAGTAAGATCTTCATTTCCTTTAGCATTTGCTTTGAAATCATTCAGCTCATTTTGGTTTTTCTCTAACTGTTCTTGATATTGAGTGGCCTGTTGTTCCGCGGTAGACACCCGACTATTCAACTCGTTCACAGTCACACCATGCAAAGCCATAATTGATCCAATCTGTTCATCAGTTAAGCCAAGTTCTTTCAGTTCTTCACGTTTCATTTCATTCATCCTTTCGTTGTTTAACGAGGCTACGCCCTCGATGGATTGAACAGTTTAACGCCGTATTCGGGGCAAAATAAAAAGACTAGCGATTGCTAGGCTTAAATTATTAACTTTGTACTTGTTCTCTACTGTAATCACGAACTAAGAACCCATGTTCGTTGATAAGCTCCCTTAACTGTTTCTGTTTGTTAGCAATCACTTGTTTGCACATCTGGACAGTTTCGGGATCTTCCAATTCTAACGCCGCATTCATTCGTTTCTTCTGATAGCGAATATCACGCTCAAGCTTACGCTGTTTTTGTTGGATATCCGCATTTTCTTGCGCTTCGTCAGCGTCATATTGAGGTTGGTTGTTTGTATTAATGTCGGGCCTTCCGGGATAAAGGATATGTGTGCAGTTAATCCCTTGTGTTCCACTCGGCTCACCATATCCATGATCATAAATAGATGGTAGATGTTTGAACTCTTCTGGTGCTTCACTCTTTCGTACAGTCAAGACCCAATCGCCTTGGATTGGCGCACACGCTTCACGGGCTGCTGGATGACTACTCATTAATGCAGTCACACAGTCAAAGTCTTCCATTCGTTGCAATCGTAAATCGTTGAATGTTCTGTGTGACGTAGTTTGTACGACAGTTCGAGAATAAGCCTCCATCGACCACTCACGACCTGCTTTATCGACAAAACCTGATTTAATTCCCATGTTTACCATTTTATAGACATTATCTTTTACGGCTTTCTCATGCGTTTTAAGCCCCGTCATCGATTCTATAGTTGATTGTTTGAGAATTGCTTGATAAGCTCGCATAACTGTATTTTCATTGAAATTAGTAGTGATTAATGTTTGATTGACATTATTGTTTAAGTCTTGGAAAGTTTGACGGATTAATGAATCAAGAATACGATTGATTTCATTTGAAACTGGAATACTTTTATGCACCATTCGCTCAAGCTCACGGTCTATTTCATCAACGATCTTCACGCCGTTTCCTTTAATCAATTGTTCAATCGCTTCTTGAGTTTCGCCAGTATAACTTGCTAACAAATCAATAACTTTATCGTTCAGTGTACCCATTTTAGAAAGTTGATTTACTTGCCACAAAAGCACGTCTTCTTTTTCAACATTCTCAAAGCGAGATTGTTTTAACGCTTTGATGATTATGTTAAAGATACGATCTTCAAGTTCTGAATAAATATTAGTGATTGAATCCGCATCACGCTGCATTTTATCCGGTGTAATCATGACTAATCGCCTTCATTCAAATTATTATTGCTTTTCTTCTGCTCTTTGGGCGGTTCAATTTCGAAACTCTCATCACCGAGAATTTCATTGGCTTTCTCTTCGTCAAATGGAAATGATGCTGTAATAAGAGATATAGCCGAATCTCTAGGCAATTGCTTAGACGCTACTTGCTGAACAATATTTATAAGCGCTGTTACTTGAGCGCCATTCATAGATACCTTCTGAATAGTGTTGTCGTCCTTGGAATTAAGTAAAGCCCCAGATGTTTTAAAACTATCATTTTCACCATTCGGCACTGTTTTGTCTCTCTCAGGAGTATCAGGTTCATCCCCCAACCAAAGCTTCACTTCTTCATCTGATAAATTGTAATTACGCTTCAAGAATTGATCTTTAGGCATTGCGCCTGCGACAAAAACTTTCAAATCATTCTCCAATTGTTTATTTCGATCGACAAATAGACCATCCTCAAAACTAACTGTTACTAAATAACTATCATATTCAATAGAGAATAGCGGTTTCTCGCTTTCAAACATTTCTCCGTATCCTGCAAGTTCAAAAATAGAATGAATAAGCTCATTGATAACTTTTTCAACCATAGTCAAATAGCTTGAACGTGTCTGATAAGTCATGGAATTGTTAGAAACAATCTCAGTGGCCGTTTTAATGCCGTCATCCGCATAGTTCATCGAACCCACTGACAAACCAACCTGCACCTCGAACTCTTTAATTAGATGACTGATAGCGTCCTTATATTGAACTGTTCGAATAGGTGTTGTAATATCTTTGACCCCGATATTCTCAGCGCCGTATACACCAGCGAATACGTTCTGATCTGTATCAAACATTGGTGGGTGTGATTCATCTGTTTTAAGGAATTCCGCTGGCACAACAACACGCCGCTGCCCTAACTGAATTTCCCAAGCAAACTGATCGTGTGTTGTGTTAATCATATCTAAAATCTCTTTTGAGTTATCCACAATGCCGGCACCTAATGGGCTCTCTAACGATTTATTGTTAGCTCCAGGCGTTCTGAAGTAAGCAAAAAGCGGTCTCTTCAAACCTTCTAGTGTGACTGTTTCAGCTAAGTCAGGATATAGAATCGACAGTGGAACTTGCTTTCCAACAACGTTACTGTTGTCAGATTTGTAAAGCTCATTACTGATAACATACTTTTCGTCTTGCCACTCATGAAATTCGAGGAGCGTGTAGTAGTAATTCGTGTCTCCTTCAGTTTGAATTGATTTAGTAGCAATAGCACACTCACTAACTTCGTTTGTATTTGAACGTAACGGGTAAAACTGATCTGCACGAATCCACGAGATTTTAATCTTATCTCCATCAATGTAAGGCCGCATAGCAAATCCTCCTACAGCGATACCTTTCTCAAGATTCAATTCGAACAAATTATAGAAATTGTTGTCGTATAATGTTTGTTCCAAAAATTCAGATGCTTCTTTAATCTCTTTAGAAACATCCTTTTTATCAGTGGGATCGTTCAGCGTAACTTTACATTTTTCATTGAAAATGATACTAGCCAATCGTCTCGCAGCAGTCTTAGTCACGTTCAATGATTTAAATTCTCGTTTTTTATTGTCGCCAAATGAACTCTTATAGTTGACATCCGGAAATAAATTAGCATAATATTTGAAGTTCTCCGCTATTCGAGCGTACTCTAGCGAATCAATCCCAATTTTTGGGTGATCAGTGATCTTCGCTATATCTTTTCCATTAACGTTCATATTCACACTATCAACTCCTCTCTTGAACATATTTTTGATCGTTTGAATTACTCCCATGATTTCACCTACCATTTCAGTCCTAAATCATTTAGATTATCTTTTACAAAATATTGGAACTGGTCACATGTATGGTCACCAACTTTGATAACTTTTGGATCATCAGATTGTAAAGTATCTTCATCCCATCGATAATCACGATGCTCTTTAATAAATATTCGATTTGCTTCTGTATCCAAATAAAAAAACCTGCCTTGTGCAAGGAGGTTCTGTACATAATCGATCATATCCACTTTTTTAGCTTTGGCCACCGCATGAAATCTTATGCCAAAATCTTTATAGTATTGATTCTTTAAAGCACCTTCTGCTGAATCAATCGTGATTTTATAGGCATATTTATTGTATTTAGATTGACATCGCTCAATAAAATCATGCAAATCTTTAGAAAGCTCATCAGGTGCCTTCTTATTTACTTTTCCTTCAGGAGAATAATAATAAGTATCTAATAAAATGACATTTTTCTTTTTGGTAATAGCGTAGCAACCACAGGTAGTCGCTGATATTTGGTGTCCACTATCGATTGAAAAGCAAATCTGAACGATGTAATCATCATCTGGTAACTCATCAAGCGGATGGAAATGATCCATGTTATAGATGAGCGTACCCAGACCAATCACTTCGCCTAAGTAAAGCCATCGATAGTAATCTTCATCATTTTCTCTATACGTTTCTATCAGCTTTAATTGCTGAGGATCCGTAAAACCTAGCTCATCATCTTTATAAGTCGAGTGGTCCACTAAATGATCATCTAGGCGTATGCATTTCTCTACCCATTCATTAACCCAATCATATGGATTCTTAGGTGGATTCCATGAATAGTAAACTTGTACTTGATCTACCCATGGCGACCGTTGACGGATAAAGGTTGCATTCGTCTGGTCAAATACTTCTTCGCTTTCAAAGTTTGCGGCTTCTTCGTACCACAAAGCAATGACATCGCCAATTGCATTTGATTTTAGTTTTAAGGGATCATCAACACCATAAAAATAGAACTTAGAGCCAGTACGTTTATGAATGATTCTCAAAGGAGAAGTACGAAACTTATATTCTTTTGAAATGCCTAACATTGAAAGTGCCCACTTGATTTGTTCATAAACAGCATCTCTTAAATACTTGTGCTGACTCATCATGCAGACAACATTTACTTTGTGCTTAGCTTGTGTGTGCTTCTTCATTTCTGTTGCTAACTTCAAACTGATAACAGATGATTTAAAAGATCCACGTCCACCTTTCATCAAAATATAAGGACACTTTGCGTGCCAAACTTTATAAAAATGCGGGTTAATCAAGTCCGTAGTCTTAATTTGAGTTTGTTTCTTGGCCATTAATGCCATTTGAACCAGCCTCGCTTTCAACTAACGGAATGTTATCAATAATTACAGTTTGTTCTTCTGACGAATCATAACCATCATCTAACTGCTTCAATTGTGCTTTTGCTAAATTGACTTGTACATCCATGTATTCTAGTTTCTTTCTACGTTCATCATGTTCATCAGCTATAGAGACAAATTGTCTAATTAAGCTAGATAGCGTGCTCATAGCCCTTGATTGTGCATTCATGAAATTAGCTTGCTTGTCCCAAGCATATTGAATAGCATATTCTTCTGAACTTCCAGAATCACTCGAGGACCACTTAGAAACTTCTTTGGACAAACTACCCTCATAATCAACATACATGATTTTCTGTGCTCGGATAATAGCCGTGTACTGGATCATGATATTATTCCATAATATATCCTCAGGTTTAGAGGTTGCAACCTCATTCATAATTTTTAATGTTTCAGAAGGTAACCAATTGGCAAAAAGGCCATGGGTAACAGCGTTTTTGTTGTCCTCTGGCGCTCCTTTGTTGTTCGGAATAGTTGCGTCCTTGGTTGCAACCTTTTCTTTAGACCAGTAACGAGATTTCCAAGATTTAACTGTACTAATTGATACGTCATATTTTTCGGCAATCTCTCGATATTTCAGGCCTTTTTTGTAATCATCAAAAGCTTGTTCATATTTCCTCACATGTGACACCACCTCGCTCCGCAACATTTGTTTTGTAAAATAAAAAGACCCTTAGAAAGGATCTTCATTGAAGTATTCATTTAAAAGTTGAATTGATTTATCAACATTGTGTTGTGCTCTTCCACGTAAAACTTCTATTTCAGCGTCTAATGACTCCATCATATCTCTATCATTTTTATAAACTTCATTTTCCATGACTTTTGAAACAGATTCTTCTAAGTCCGCTCTACACTTTTCAAGATACTCAATTATTTTCATTTTGTATTTAGAATTCGAAATCAAAAGCTTAATTGATGTAATTGTCCTAAAGGTTACTTCCATACCAACATTAATATTATCTTGTTGATCGATTATGATTCGTCGATAATCACTGGTGCTTATTTCTTTATCAATATGACGAATTGAAGCAAAAGGAAAACCGGTAGTGCTTTTCATGACAGAATCAACTCCTGACAAAAAGTCCTGAATATTCTTTTCCAATGTACCGTTTCTTTCTAATAGGACTTCCAATTTCATTCTTTTCTTTTCATTTCTATTATTCATACAGATCTCAACACTTTTAACTATCGCGTTAATTATTCCAGCAACAATAGCTAAAATGAGAGCCGTCTTAAGAGATTCATCCATTATTTGTTCCTCCAAACTATATTTTAGTTTAGCATATCACAAATAGTAACCATAAAAAAAGACGGCACGTGAACTTAAAGGAAGAGGAGTTTTTACACTTCCTTTCAATTTATTTTTTTGTTGATTGCTGTTTATCATAAAGAAGAAGTTAAAACGACGAGGGAGATTTCCTCCCTTACATTTTATTTTATCGAAGACCTATCACAATCTTTCGACACTATCATAATATCACTGATAAATGGCTAAAAACCGCCATCATTCCGCCAAAAAACCGCCAAATTATTTATAAGCAATTTTTTCCCCATGTTTATACGCTTCTGCAAATTCTATTAGAGCTTCCGACTTCATCCGCTGTATGCTTCTTTCTGAATAACCCACTTCACGGCTAATCCTGTAGTTTGAGAAGCTATCTGGCACACAGAAGCTGTAGTAGAGTATCTGACGACTAATCAGACTAAGAGCCATCAAAGCCGCTAGAATCGCATCTCTCTCCGCTTCTATATCCATCATCTGAATGATCGCGTCTTCTGCCTTGTTTCCATATTTCGGTGCCTTCGGCATATCCGTTATAATCGGCGACTTAATATCTATCAGAGAGCGACCTGCCATCCGCTCCAAACGCCGAAAGTTCTTCAGCACATCTCTCGCATTACATCTTGTCTGTTTGAAATCTACCTCTCGTAACAATTGCATCAAGTCAAACCGCTCCTTTATGTGATATAATAAATGTGTTGGATTTATTGAATCAGTCGGAGCGATCCGGCTTTTTTATTTGTCGAGTTCCTTTTATTGACTTACGTAGCTCACAACAGCTGCATAGTAAGTTGTACAACCGGACTTAGAAGCCGT